GTAGAAATCCTCAAGAATGTTTTACATGTTATACTTCAAGTTGTAATCTCCAGTACTCTCATCTATGAAAGGCACCTTTTTCATCTTATTGACCATTGCCTCCATAAATGCGTCAACTTCGTTTGGTGGTATGTTACCAATGTCTATTTTGAAGATGCGCTTATCTGGAGCTCGCATGATTCTGTGAATCAACATTGCATCTTCCATTAAGGTTAACTGCTTCCAAACCTTTCTTGCAGGCTCTAGCAATGAACGGCCGTATGGTAAGAAATTAGTGTCATTAAGTAATCGGAAGTGTGCAATTTCGTAGTTATCGTACTCTTCTACATCCTTACGATACACTGTACTGGAATTGATCATTCCCACAGTGAAGTCTCTCTTAAAGATTACTTTGTTAGGATTCTCTGGATCTGTTCCTTCTTCACGAATCATTTCGTAAGCTGAGATTGGTTCTACGTTTGTGATACCAAACTTCTCAGTTATATTTAGATGAAGAAAAAAGTCTCCATACTTTAACGTGTTACGTACCCATGGCCATAAATTGAACTCGATGTTCATTATGTCATAGAATAGGTTATGAAGAACTTTGTGTATTTGATCGTTTGTTGTGCTTATTGTTAGCGTATCTTCAAATTCATCTTTTGCAGTACATTCGTCTGCGTATATATCTAAAGCGGATGATATAATACTATCTGTATCCATTGCTTCGTAATCACGAAACAACTCTAACCGAGTTGCTTGCAATACTTGACCCATACCAGAGTATGCTGTGAGTCCAGTTCCATACATACGTTGGAATCTATCTACTCGTGAATTATTTTCTAAGTTTCCGGATGATTGTACGCGGTCAGTATCAATTACCTTAAGCTGCTTGCCTCCGACATTACGTATAATTACATCGGTACTAAAGAGTTGTCTTAATCTCTTAAATAGATTGGGATTATTCTCTGCCATTTAATTTTATTGTTTACTTATAAATAGGCTACAATAACCAATTCAAGTCTTCTTGATCACCTTTATTAGTATTCATCTTCCATGCATCATTTGTCTGTCCAGACTTATATACACCGGTTGATTTTGCATGGTTTAACGCTCTTTTAGTGAGCTCTATTCCAGCCTGCCTTAACTTCAAGGCTGTGTCTCTAACCCATAATCCCATACACCAACTCATAACCAAGTCATCATTGTATCCTAATTGTGCCTCTGCTCGTGCATTTCGCCATACAAATACACCGAGTTCATCGAGCAGTCTTCTACTCCTTATTATACAACTTTTTTCTCGCATATACAACTCCATCTTCGAAATAACTAAGGGTCTTACTTTAGATGACATTGTAAACCCTGCTACTTGATCCTTTGTTCTTTGTACGTCTGTCGCACGTGCTAGATATCGATCGGAATCAAGACCTATATCCTTTGGTGTGTAATAAAGATTTCTGTATCCACGATCTATGACTTGCTGTATTGTTGCCCATCCTACGTTTGCATTCTCTATTACTAGCAATGCATCATTGTATTCAGTGGCTATGGATACAAGCATGTTTCCGTACTCTTTCGTTGTGACTTGTCCTTTATACTCTGCTACTTGAGTTGCTTCTTCTATATCAATTACATGGAATGCTGAAAAGTCAGATCCATCTCCTCGAGCAACATCGGCTACAACCACATAATCTTTTGTGTAATTTGGAATCTCCCATACCCACAAGTTGCTATCAAAACCACGCTTTTCTAAAGGGTCTTGCATATAAGTTTCTCTGTAGAATGTTAGCATTTCTGGATGTACGACCGTGTTACCTGATGTACTAAAATCGCAGTCACACTCCTGTGCTGCAAGTCTCAACCCTAACTCCTCATCTTGCCTATCTCTCCACTCCTGATCCCTCTCCGGATGCACTTGCCATGGAAGTCTTTTAGTAAAGAACGAGTTTCGTCCTTCCTCCGACTTCACCCATGTTTTGTGGAAGAAGTTACCGGTTCCATTTGGCGTGCTAAGTATAATACCTCTACCTCCGGTTGATAGTGTTTGTTGTAGTGATGCCCACAACTCTTCTGCATTATCAACGAACGCAGCCTCATCAATAATCACTAACGATAATGCTTCTGAACGTCCTGATGTTCCTGAGCTTGCTACAGCTTTAATTTGTGATCCATTTGCAAGCCTAAGTGATAACTTATTCTTTTCAGTAGTTCTCATTCTAAGCCAACTAGGCAGATTCTCAAACATCACACTCACCTTTGTTACAAGGTTTTTGGATGTGTTTTGATCGATTGCAACAACTAATATATTTTTGTCGCTTTGGAATAGCATTGTCCATAAAGAGTACCCCGCTGATAGTGTTGATATCCCTAGCTGTCTTGATTTAAGTATGATTACCCTATCATTTTCTTGAATATCGTTTGTAAGCTCTTCCTGATATGGAAACAGCTTGAATGGTATCTTTCCTTTTGTTGGGTGCTGAATCAGGCAGTATTTTTTCATGAAGTAAACCGGATCCTTAGCACACTTAATGTACTCAGCTCTTATAAGTTGTTTTAGGTTTACGTCTTGGCTCATTATTTCAATATTGATAGTAATACTGCCACTAACACAGCTATTCCAGTAGTTGATCCTAATGCAATAGATGTGTTCTTTAGTTTGCGGTTCTTATCCGCTAGATCAATGTTGGCCTGCTCATATATGTCATTTTTCTCTTTAAGCAAATCAACCTCAGTTCTACATAGCCCGTACTGCTTATCCTTTTCGAGAAACATTTTTGATAGCTGTTGATTTTTTTCATTTAACAGCTTGTTGAGTTGTTCAGCGCTAGTTAATTCTTCTTTGCACAAATCATAAGAAACCAAGTCTGCCGCTACCTGCCTAGCAATATTGACTGGTAAACATACAACAGAGTCTTTGCTTAGTTGCCTACTTGTATCTGTCTGTGAAAAAGCTATCGAGCTCAGTAGGAGTGTACCTACCAATATTTTTAATCTTGCCTTCATATTCCTTGCGTATTTGTGTAACTTTGTTTTTAGTTGAATCTATCTTATGATCCAATACTTCTATATCCTTTTTGTAATTAGCTATTAAGCTGTCACTCACTTTTTGCTGACCTTCCAGTTCACCAATGCGTATGTTTAAACTATCCACGTACTTTTGATCTTGTGTTGATAGCCCATTTACATTGGTGTTGGGTCTTGATAATAAATAGGTGAGTGTTACGATTAACGCTGTGTATAACGCAAGCCCGATAATATGGTATCTGTTTATAATCATAACTTACACGGTTTGCTATTCGCTCTTCGCTTTGTAGTTTTTATCTACGTAGTTGAAAAACTCTTTCTTTTTCTTATCGCTCAACTCTTTTGGAGATTTCACACCAAACTTGTCCATTGCTGACTTAAAGAATTTTTGGTATTCGGTATCTTCTTTTAATCGCTTTACTATCGATTCTGTTTTTGCGTTCATTTTGTTTTCTTTTAATTCTTGACTAGACTTTTCCCAACCCTGTGGTGCTGTCTTTATACCGCTACCAAACTGATAACCATCTCTATCGTTGTTTTTCCATCCAGTGCCTGGTACTAAACGAGGTATTGAATCATAATACCACCATTCACCGTTTGCGTGCTGTGCAACCCATTTAGCCCATCCCTTAACGTGATCAGGCATTTTGCTTTTTAGATCGTTAGTTGGTGCTAGTGCTTCGTTTAGTGTGCTAGTAAGCCATTTTTTGACCTCAGCTTTAAACATCTCTTGACCTCCAGGAGTGTTTCTAACATCAGGAGCATTTAGGGATTTGCTGTACCAGTATTTTAGATTCTGTACCCATCTCATAACATCTGACGTATCTTCGTTGATGGATTTTGCTGCATAATCCTTCATGAATTTTTTTATAGTGCTTTGAGGAGCTGTACCTTTAACAACATCTCTAATTTCATAAGCTGTTATAACGCCTTGCATTTTTGCTTTTGCAAGGGCTTTCAAATCAATGTTGTGTTTTGATAGAAATTCCGATGCAGGCCCGTTACCAAGTTGACTATCAGTTAATCTGTTAAGCATGTATCCATCCTCAAGCGATTCACGTAATACAGCTTCATTAATAAAGCTGCCATCCTTAACGCCATCATACATTGCACGAAGTTCTTTTTCAGTTTCTGGATCTTCTAGCTCATCTGGCATGATATATTTCTGTTTGATCAATTCTGCTGTGAATTTCTCATAGGTGTTGTTCTCATCTGCTATGATTAAGATATCACTAATAACACTTTCATCTACTCTCGTTGGTAATCCTTTATGCTTTGTGCTTGCGAAATCCTTTGCTGCTTTTTTAGTCATTCCTTTTGCAGCCTTTTTAACACTGGCTGGTGCATCTTTCATTTCACCTTTCTTGTAAGCATGCACCATCCCCATAAACTGCTGTTGGTTTTTGGATACAGCTTTTTCTTCGAGATTTTCAATCATCAAAGACTTAATGCCATTTTCTATAAGTTTGTCAATCTTACTCATCGAATAGCCATTTCTTTTACGCCTTGCAATACCGTCAGCTTATCTTGGTTTCCATATCCAAAGCTATCTATCAGTTGTGCCATAATTTCAATCACATCACTCTGATCCACTGCTGCTTGTGCGTTTTTAAGCTTCTTAATATATGCATCAGTTATGTCTGCCAACTCCTCTTCTAGTCCAGGCTCATCTTGAGCTTCCTCTGGCTCAGGCTTTTTTGGTTCATCTGCAGGCTCTTCCTCTGTCTCAGGTTGAGTGGATGCATCAACAGCTGCTTCCTCTTCCTCTGCTTCTGCAGATGGTTCTCCTCCAGACCCTTCTTTTAACATTTCGCGGACGTATTTACGGATCAATAGTCTTACCGCCTCTTCTTGGAGTTGTTTTTTTGTTCTTTTCATTTGATCACGTTTTTGAATTTAACATCGTCACCACTAAAGTTTTTCTTATCTTCGCTGTCGAACATAATCGCTTCTAGATTTGTGTGACCATCCTTTTCCGTACGTTTAATACGACAGATTGTAGCGTCTAACTTCTCAAGACCGTTTAACACATATACTAAACCAAACATTGCATGCTTCTTAGTCACCTTAGCTACAATGTGAGCTTTTGCTACTACTAAACTCAAATCACCAAAATTGGTAAGATCAGCTGTGTATATTTCTACGTCATCTTTTACTCCTACGTAATCGAAGACAGCATTGTAATTACAACACTCTCCAAATTTACGAAAGTACTCCATACACAATTGATCGTCTTGTGCTTCTTTTAGTGGTATTAAGTCTCTTAGTTTCATAGTTATTTTATTATTCCAGCTCTTTTTTGCAATGCTTCCTTTAGGTATGGTTCGTTAAAGTTGATATCTCCTTGAGCTAATGCTTTGTTTACATCACTTTGAGCTACACCAGATTTGCCAGCTTGTGGCATAATAGGTCTTGTGTATGGACCTTTCATTTTTACAATCTTCTTATGCGATGCTCCTATGTAACGTGCAATAGCTTTTTTAATTTTTGTATCATCCAAGTCTCTCTCCTTATTAGGCTTTTTGATTCCAGCTTTTGATAGTATCTCTGGTTTATATTTAGCAAATTTTGCAACAGCTGATCGTACAATATTTTCTTCTACATACTTTTCAACTTCTTCGGTTGATACTGACATCAAATCTTTTCCTTCAAAGTTTTTAGTCACAACCTTTCCAGCTTTTGCTGCGATTGCAAACTGCATTGCTTTAAGAGCGTCTTCTGCAGTGTCAAAGTCACCTTTCAAAACATCGCACATCATCTCTGCGTCTGGATTAATCATAAAGCACAAGGACCATCTGTGGTGTCCATCTAGTATGGCTATCTCTCCTCCTATATCAGCTGCAAGAATTGGTAGCTTTCCGTCTGGAGATGACATCTTTACTGGATTTGTGAAGGCATTGTCAATCTGCTCATATTTATCTTTTACAAGATCATCTAAGCTGTTTCCAAATCCAATTTCCTTTTGAGTTGGAAACATTTTAGTTGCAGGGATTGGTGTCGTGTTTGATGTTACCTTCTCATCGCTATCTGATCCATCATCTTGACCAGATGTAGCACCTGATTGAAATTCTTTATCACTAGCTTTAGCTTTTAACGCTGATACTGCCCCAGCAAGGTCCTTACCCATAATGTCCTTAGCATCCTTTTCAAAGTCCTCAGTTAGTAAGCCTTTTGCCTGCAGTAATTGTTTGTATATGCTATTCATGTTAAATTGTTTGAATTATATTGTTTTATATAAATACTACCATTTTCGGCAAGACCAGTATCTTGCTTTTGTTTTCGGTCCTGGATTATCGCAGTTATGTCTCGCTCTAAATGACTTACGTCTCTCAGGATTGCTTTTCTTGATCTTCATTCCTTTCTGACCGAAATTAACTTTCTTTGCTTTAATTTCACCATCAGCTGTTTTAGATCCAGCATTGACAAACACTTTGAACTTCTTAACATCACCACGCATGATTTTGTTAAGCTTCACCTTGCGTCCATTGTACACTGCTTCTTGGAATACTACTGGCTCTGAATGCTCTACAATCTCTAATCGAAGGGATTCGCTACGATACAATACAGTTTCTTTAGCGTTAATTTTCTTTGCAGCTTTTACTGCATCTTTATACGCTTTAGATCCTTTGCGTGCTGGCTTCTCTCCTCTTGCTCGCTTAGCTCTAATATTGTGCCATAATCCCTTTGACTCTTCGTTCATCGCTCGTTTAGCTTTTTTACTTTTTCTTCTAGTTTTTCGATCTCCGTATCGATATACTGACGAATAACTTTGTTGTCTGGATTGCTCCATTTTTCAACTTTACCCTTCTCAGTAACGTACGTATCCTCTTTGCTACTACCTGCATAGTCCTCTAACGTCTCTTTTACTTCTTTTAGAAAAGCTGCAGCGTTAACTGACATTTTTGCTTGTTCGTACTCTTTCCACCTTCCTTGCGTTCTGATCTCATGCTCTAAATTGATCACACAATCAAAGCAGGTTCTGTGTGTTTTCCAAAACTTTGCATCCCAATTCTTGCTCATCTTTTTTCCACAATCTGGGCAGCAAAGTGGTGTAAGAAACGTTTTTCTTACTTCATCAAATTTTGTAACTGTTTTTTTGATTCCGTTTTTAATAGTCCAAGTTTTACCTTTTTCTGTCCAAACATCACCTTCTTCACGTTTTACGCGTTTACTCATAACTTGTTGTTTTTATCGTGCTTGTGCGTTGTATTTCTCTAACACAGCTTCAATCTGCTTATCGAACTTTCTCAACGCTCTTCGTAGCTCGAGCTTCATTGCTTCTGCTAGTTTCTTTTCTTCTTCCTTGTCTGCAACTGTTCTGTAAAATTCTTTACCACCTACAGATGACATTGTAATTGTGAAGCTAAATTCTGGCTTACCATCTTCACCCACTTCGGTAAATTGTGGATCGTAATGCAATGTCATGTTTGTATTTGGTGACGTTGCAATTGCTTCTTTTTTCTCTAATAGTGGTTTTAATTTCATTATCTTCCGAATTTAATGTATCCTATGATTTGATTGAGAGGTGCGAATGCTCCAGTCAATTTGTATAACTTTCCTTTGTGTTTAAATACAATTCCCTCTGATGGCACTATAGCATCTACTCCACCGATCTTCTCTAATCTTTTGAGTTGTGATTTCAAAAACACTAATGGAGCAGCATCATCTGCCATCTTCTCGTTTGCAGCTTTAGCTTTAATTTGTTCTATCGAGCTAGCCAATTCATTTTTCATCTTAGCAATTGAATCGTTTGGATTAATTGCTAACAATCCTTCAAGACTCTTTAAAACAAACACACCTAGTTTAAGAAATATATCTTCAATTGGTTCAGCTGCTATCTTCTTCTGCTCACGTACGCCTGCACCTTTGTCCATAGTAGTAAACCACTCTAGAAATTGAGGATTATCGATACTCTTTTTGAGGTCTCGTAAATTAACTTCTTTAGAGCTAAATGCCCATCTGTTTACAATATTTTGCAAAACATCGTCTGGAATATCGTATTTGTATGTTTTGGCGTTATTCTTAATGAAGTTTGTCCAAAAGTTTTGAAAATATAACCCTAGTTTATTTTCTTTAGTTAATTGATACTTGCCTCGTACGCTAGATAAGTCTCTTAGAAGTTCTTCTTTTTGAGCTTCATAATCCTTAGTCTGTTTCAAGTCAACAAGATCTGTTGCTCGAATTTCGTAAGTGTCTTGTTTTTGTGCTTCTACGTTGTTTAATGCTTGTTGTATTTTTTTAGGAGCTTCTGCGTCAGTATTAATCACGTTTCCGTTTTCATCGTACTCTTGTACGTTATGCATTCTCAACTCTGTTACTCCGTATGCAGCTACATTTTCGCTTGCTGGATGTAGTAGCTCCATGTTTATAAACTTAGTACCATTACCAAAAAACTCCTCCTTATCGGCAGGCGAAAGCTTGTCTATTGCTTTTGTCATATCTGACATAGCATCTAGGAATGCGTTACGAACATTGTCAGGTAAATGTGACATTGATTTCTCCATGTC